AAAGAAGCAAATAAGCTTAAGGCTTCTATGGAAAGGGCAGCAGCACTTGAAGCAGGATATCCAAGATGGGCTATGCAAACTGGAGGGATTCCAGGATTTATTCAAGGTCTTACCCCACTACCAATGGCAGGAGATTTGCCTAGCACCATTGTTTACGATATTGATAAGACCTTGGCGGGAAGTGTAGATTTTACCAAAGCAGCAGGACAAAATACATTAGATGCTTGGGCATTAGCAGCAGAAAATGCTCCAGTAAATTCAGCAGAGTTAGCAAAGTATAATTTCCTTAAATCAATGGGTCACAAAATGGCTGTTGTTACTGCTCGTGGTGCCAAGTATGACCAAATGACACTTTCTTGGCTAGAAAGCAATGGCATCAAGTTTGACGAGTTTATCTCTAGACCAAATGGAGTTACATCATCAGATCCAGTATTCAAGCGTTCAGTTCTTGAAGAAATGATGAGTCGTGCAAATATTGCAGGGTTTATTGACGACAAGCCCGCTAACCTAAAGATGGCTTCTAAGCTAGGTATTCCTGCTATTGAAGCAATTTCTGTAATGCCTAAGTTACAATCTGGAGGAAGCCCTTGGGTTCCAGGAAGTGGAGAGGGAGATAGAATTCCTGCTATGCTTGAGCCTGGCGAATTTGTTGTAAATAAAAAAGCTGCAAAACAATATGGTGGATTACTAAATGACATTAACTTTAATCAAGCACCTAGATTCCAAAAAGGCGGAGTTACAGGATTTGATACGGGCGGAAATACTATTGAAGATATTTGGGGTGATGGTCAAAAAACATTTAGAGCAGCACAATGGCAAGGACCAAGATTACCAATTGATTATGGATTTGTAACTAGAACTAAAGAACTTAACCGTCATCCATATTTTGCAACTGAAGAAGAAGCAGAAGAATATGTAAGAACAGAAGTTGCAATGAAAAGTCTTTCTGATACAGAAAAAAATGAATTAAGATCTTTACGTCAATTTGTAAATGATGAAAAAAATCTAAATTATCTTGCTAGTGTTTGGCAACAAGGTTCAGCGGGAATTAGAAATCATCCAGAAAGACTAGAAGCCCTATTATCCTACTTTATGCCAATCAAAGATGCAATGACTTTGAGAAGAAAAACAACTCTTGGTGTTCCAGGAGAAATGCCAACAGAACAACAAATTTCAATTTTGGATGCTCTTTCTTCTGGAGCTTATGACAGTATTATTGGAAAAAAGATCAATCTTACTGGTACTCCATCTGCTTATACAGAATGGGGATTTGATTGGTTAACTGCTAAAGATTTTCAGGGTAAGATACAAAACACAGAGTTTAGAGAAAATCAATTAACAAAAGCGAAAGAACAATTTGAAAGTGCAAAAAGACAAGTTGAAGCTTTAAACGACCCAAACCCCCAGATAGCTGCCATGTCTAGAAGGTATTTGGAAGATAGATTCAGTGGCTGGACTAGTCGCAAGGGAGTTCCATTTGAAGAAAATGTAGCAACATACTTAGATCTGCATGAAAGAGCAATTGTAAGTGCACAAGAAGATCTTGCAAAGCTTAAGCCTATGGGTAGAGAACCAAAAGAAGTTATGTTCCAAAGATTATTTAAGCCAGGAACATCAATGCTGGATATTACAAAAATTAATCCTAATGAAAAATATCGTGGAACTACACTTATGGAAAGAGAGTGGATTACTGGTCCAGGAAATCCAACAATAGAATCTGTTTCCCAAGCATGGGTTCCACCAGATAAAATGATTGGTGGTCAAAAAGCATATCAACAAGCAATTGAAAATAATTTATTCCCATATGTATTAAATATGAAACAACGTGGTGGAATTCAGGGATTTGAAATTGGTGGAGGATATACATTAGAATCATTAGTAGATGATTGGCAACAGGGTCCTAAAAAAATTAGAAATTACCCCGAAAAACTTAAAGCATTATTGTCTAGTCTTAGTCCAATTCAAAAAAATATGATTCTTAGAAGAAAGACTAGACTTGGTGTTCCAGGAGAAATGCCTCAAGGACAACAAGTTGCTATTATGCAAGCCCTTGAAACTGGTGATTATGAAAGTATTCTTGGTAAAAGATTTAATTTAACTGGAAAGCCTTCGGCATATACAGAGTGGGGATTTGACTGGCTTGCGAGTAAAGAATTTACCGATGACCCTCAAAAATTAGAATTTGCTCGATATCAGTTAGAAGTAGCAGAAAAAAGTTTAGCTTCCACTAAATCTGCTATAGATTCAGTAATTAATCAACCAGACACAATGCACACAAAATTTGTTGCAAAGCCTTGGCTTGAAGGCAGATTTAGAGGCTGGAAAGATGACGGAACAACTTTTGAAGAAAAGATGGCTATTTATCTAAAACATAAAGAAGAAGATGTTTTGAGAGAAAGGGCAAATGTTGCTAGATTTATGCCCTATGGTAAAGAGCCAACCGATGTTATGATTCAAAGGGAATTTAAGAAGGGTCATCCAATGCTGGATGTTTCAGCAGCAAAGCCTGATGCAAAATATCGTGGCAGAAGTATAATGGAAAGAGAATGGATCACTGGTTCTAGTCGACCAAGACTAGAATCTATTTCTCAAGTGTGGATTCCACCAAATAAAATGATTGGTGGTCAAAGAGCATACCAACAAGCAATTGAAAAGAATTTATTCCCATATGTATTGAATATGAAGCAACGGGGTGGCATTCAAGGTTTTGCTGAAGGACTAACATCTGCAACAGGCTTAAATGACGGTGGAATTAAAAATGTTTTTGCAAAAAATCAAAATTTTGTTGGTCACGAATCAATGGAATTTGTTTATGATCTTGGAGATGACAAGGGAGTAGCACTTAAATTAATGAGGATGAGGGACGTAGAAGCTGATGGCTGGTACGTTTCAGAACTTTTTAAAAATGATGCTTCTTCAAAAACAGTTGCACAAATTTTAACTCATGCTAGAGAATACCTTCAATCCAGAGGAGAGGATTTCTCTATAGCAGCAATGTTAGAATACGGAAGCTATTCTCCAGATTCAAGAGCAATTATTCAAAATTTGATGAAATCTGGAAGTTTAGAAATACCTACTTCTAAATTAAAAACAAACACCTATGACAAGAGTGCTGGAAGATATCACGCTCAAGACACAATTTGGAAAGCCAATAATATAAAAGATGGTTGGGAAAATATTCCAGAATTATCAAACTGGGTTAAAAAATACAGAGCATTTAGATCAATGCCAATTGCAGCTCAAGTTGGTGGAGGAATTAAAGGATTTGCTGAAGGATTAACATCCAAAACAGGATTGCCCGAAAGATATCTTGGCACAGAGTTTGATAATTGGGAGCAAGTGGGAGATCCTACTGGGCTACACTTCTTACAAGATCATGGAAACGGTACTGGTGCTTATGTAGGAATTAGAAATGGAGTCGAAAACGGTTATGGTGTTCCTGGCTGGTATATAGAAACGGCTATGGCTCACGGAGTACCTCAAACAGCAATAGTTGAATTACTAGTAGAAGCAAGAAAAAAATTACAAGAATATGGGCAAGATTTTTCTATTTCTGCTATAAAAGAAGGCGGAAGCTATTCTAGTCATAGCGCACCAATGCTTTTAGCTTTAGAAAAAATGGGGTTAATTTCGTTTACTGAAGAAGAAAGGCTTGCACTACTCAACAAAGATTTGACTAAAAAGGGACCAATTGAAATAAATGGTTTGGGCAAAGCTACTGCACAAGGATATATTACTAACACTATAGATCAGTTTAAATATGCATATGGTAGCGGTAACAATACAGATCCATTTGATGAAAATCCTGGAACAATAGAGCGAACAAAGGGTCTTCCTGACTGGAAAAAAGAATTTTTAAAGCAAAGGAGAATACCTTTATTTGAAAAAATGGGTGGCAGTATTCCAGGATTCCAAACTGGAGTTACATCTCCTTGGGTTCCAGGAAGCGGGGATGGAGATAGGGTTCCCGCCATGCTTGAACCAGGTGAATTTGTTGTTAATAAAAATGCAGCAAAACAATATGGCGGATTACTAAATCATCTTAATTGGGAAGCTGCTCCAAGATTTGCAACAGGTTTTACTGGGGGTATGAGGGTATCTCAGGGGGCACAAGAACTACTTAACATGAATCGTGAGCAAGATCGTGGACTAATGGTTAAGGGTGCTCCTGGAGCCTATAGTATGATGACTAGAAATATGGAAGCATTTTCTAGAGGCATGGCTAAAACAATTACTCCTATGGATGCTTATAGAACTTCTGTAATTCGTGGACAACTAGCATTGCAAGAATTCCCAGGAAAAATTAGAAAATTTTCCACAGACATTAGAAAATCTTTCACAGATAATTATCAATGGGGTAAAGGATTAAGTGGAGGTGTATCAAGTGCAATTAATACTGGAAGACAAATTGGTGCAGGGCTATTTGGAACAGCAGGATTAGCAGCAGCACAAATATCAAAAATTAAATCTGGTTATCAATGGGGTAAAGGATTAAGTTCAGGAGCTTTTGGGTTAGGTCGTGAAGCAGGTGCAGGGGCATTTGGTACTACTGGATTAGTAGTTGGACAAGCGATGGCAAATGCTCAAAAAGCATTATCTGGATTTAAAACTGGCTTGCAAAACCCAGATATAGCATTCAAAAACCTCCCTGACTATTTTAATAAAACAACTGCTGCAGCTATTAATATGGGTGCTCGTTTAAGAAATGCTGCAGATTCTATCAAAAATGGATTTAGTTCTGGTAGAGCAATGCCAGGATTTTTGGGATCGCCAGGTCAAGGAAATATGCTGGAAAGAGGCTCATATAATCTTGGAGCAACTTTAACAGCACCAATTAAATCAATAGGAACTATTTTTTCTAAAGTTTCTGGAAATATAAAATCTAATTTTATGGCTGGTCGTGGCTTAATAAGAGGTGAAGTTGCTGACGGTGGAGCAAATGCTTATATGGGTAGCACTACAATTGCTAATAGAATTAGGGGCGTTAGTGGAGGATTTGGTGCACTAGTTGGTGTTATGGAAAAGGGTGTAAAGGGAGTTCGTAGTTTTTCAACAGCAATTTCTGCGTTAAATGCTCGTCTTGTAAGTGGAGTAAATGCTGCAAATTCTCAAGGAATGACATTTAAACAGGGAATGAATATTGGTCAAGGAAAGCAACTGGTTGGAACTGGTCAATATAAGACCACAATGGTCCCTATGACCACTACCGATAGAGGTGGAAATATAATACCAGTTCTAACTAAATCTGGCGATCAAAAAATGATAGAACAAAAAGAAGAAAATATGCGTAAGGGAACTATGAGTGATACTAGAGGATTTAAGGGTAAAGCTGGATACATATGGGGAAAGCAAGCTGCTGGTGGAATGATGGGTATGATGGGTGGTCAGATGGCAGGAATGGCAGGAATGCAGATGACTGCCAATATGCAAGAGGGAATGACTAAGAGTACACTTAGCGGTGCAAGTATGGGTGCTATGATGGGCGGTATGATTCCAGGATTAGGACCAGTTGGTGGAGCGATGATTGGTGCAATTGCTGGTGGAGCAATGAAAGCTTATGGTCAATGGAAAGAAAAATTAAAAAATCAAGCAGATTTACTTACTGATTCTCTCACAATGGATTCTGTTGCAATGCAACACTTGGGGGTAACAGCAAGAGATTTTTCAAATATTGTTTACAATGCTTCTGGAAAAATTGTAAAATCATCTTCCGAATTTCAACAAGGAGTGCAAGATTATAAAACTTCTCAAGATCCACTTATTGTTTCAGCTTTAAAGGGTTTGGCAGATATTGCTCAAGGTGGGGATATTACAAAAATTGAAGACTTGATGAGAGCAAGATTTGGTGGTCAACTTTTAGCAACAAATGGTTCTCCAGAAGCTAGAAAAAAAATGTATACAGATATGCAGCAGTTTATGACTGCTGGCAATGTTGGTTCACTTACAAGACAAACTATTATTTCTGGATATAAAAATATAAAAACGCCAGAGCAAGCCCTTTCTGAAATTTCAAAAAATATTGTTTACGAAACACCAGAAACAGTAGAAGGATTTAAAATGCCTGGAGTTAAAACTGGAAATAGAGCTGGTGGCGGTGGGAGTAGAGATCGTGCTAAAGCAGCTGCATTCCATAATCAATCACTTGGCACTGAGTCTGCATCAGCCTTATACTCAATGCAAACAACAGCAGATCCACTACAATTAGGCAAAGCTTTTGATAATTCAAAAGGACAAGCAAAAGATTGGATGGATTCTGTAAATAAATCTAAAGATACTTGGATAAATTTTAAGGATATTATTAAAAAATCTGACCCAGCAATGGCTCAACTTGATACTCATATGCATAATCTTGGAGTTACTACATTACAAGTAACTAGAATAAATAGTCTTTATCAAGCTGGTCTTGCTCAAATGACTGATGAACAATTAAAAGAAATTAAAGCTAATCCTACCTTGCTAACTGGATTAGAATTAGAAGCAGCAGCAAGACAATCTGTAAACTCTACTTTTTCAGAATATCTTGCAAATGCTCAAGCACATGATGCACAAATGGCAACACAAAATTCGTCAGAGCAAAAAGCAGCCGACAAAGCTAAAGCAGAACAAGATAGATTAAATGATCTTATCGATGGTGTAAATACCTATATTGATTCTGAACAAAAAAAGATTAATAAAATTCAAAAAGAAAAATCCGCTTATGACAGTTTAATGCAAGCCCAGGAACAAAGTATTCAAAATGAAAATACTTTAAACAATTTAAAGTCTGCTGTAACTAGAGCAAGAGCAGGTGGAGATTTGCTTGCAATGGCAGATGCTCAAGGTAACTACAATGCTGAATTACAAAAGCAAGCAGACGAAAAAGCAAAGCAAGCAAAAGATGCTAACTACGATAAGATGATGGAAAAACATCAAAACAACATTGATGCTGCACAAAATAAAATTACTGGTTACGAAAAGGCATTAAAAAATCTAGAAAAGTCTACAGCAAATGCAGCAAAAGTTGCTGGAGAAAATTGGAATATTATTGCAAGTAAAGCAACTCCTGCAACAGATGCTGTGAATGGAATTAATGATTCAGTTTATGGAACAGCAATGAAAGGTGGATGGAATAATGCTCAAGAATTATATGAAAAAGTTCTTGGAGAAGATAAAGGAATGGCTGGAAAATTAAAAAAGGCTGGAATGAAGGCTGGAGATTTAAAGAAAGCTATTTTTGATTTTGCTAAAAGTGCATCGGGTACAGAAATGCAAACTGCAAACGAAAAGATTGATGCTTTTGGCAATAAGTTAGATGGAATTGCCGATAAATCTAAACGTCTAAAGGTAGCTCAAATGCTACAAGCTACACTTACTTCTCAAATTGCTAGTGGACAACTTAAAACTAAAGAAGATGTCAAAAAAGCCATACCAAAAAATTTATCCCTGATTGAAGAATTCTATAATGTTACAGATACTGGCACTGCAACAAAAAAAGCAAAAGATGGAGACTACGGCTATTTTAATAATAAAAGAATTATGTTTTCTGGTGGAAAGTGGTACAACATGCATTTTTCCAGAAACGGTGATACAAAAACATTATTAAAGCATCAGCCCAAAAAAGGTGATGTAGTTTGGACAGATGCTAGTCATACAGATATGTACAAGTTTTCAGATGGAACAGGTGCTGTAAGAGGTCCAGGTGGACCAAAAGATGATTTAATTCCCGCACTGATTTCAAATGGAGAATATGTTGTAAATGCAGCAGCTGTGAGTCAATATGGTACTAGATTTATGGATATGATTAATGCAAGAAGATTTAAAGATGGTTCTGGTCCATCAAGTGGTCCAGTAATGAATGATTATATGAAGTCGGATAGTGTTCATCATCAGCAAATTGATGGATGGAAATGGGATAAAAAACAAAAGAAATATGTCCTTCCAACAATCAAGCCAAAATCAATTACAGCACTAAATGCTGTAAAGCCAAAAAATATTACTAGAATGTTTGACACTTCCGCCATGAATAAGTCAATAAGAGTTTCTGGGCAAACAGGGGCGGGAACTTTTAATAGCACCATTAATGATCATACAGTGTATAATATAACAGTGAACGCAAAAACTGGAGCAAGTGCAGAAGAAATTGCAAGAATGATTGAAGCAAAAATGAAAAATACTCGTAAGAGTATGGGAACTCCTAGAAAACAGGGTGCTAAAGTATAATGACTTATAATGCATTGGCGGGAATTTCAGTAGCAACATCGGCAGCTTCCACTACATTTTATCAATTAACCGATCACAATAGACAACCCATCTCTATTGACTTTGATATAATGGAAAAAGCTGCTCGTATGGCAGATGGAACTATGAGAAAATATGTAGTTGCTAGAAAAAGAAAAGTTTCTGTAAATTGGCAGGATTTGCCATCTGGAACTGGAGTACCTGTTTCAGACTATGATGTAATTCAATTAACTCCCTCTGCAGTAGCAGATGTTTGGACAAATTCAACAGGAAATACAAATACTGCCACTCCTGGTCAATCATATACGGCTACTGCCAATATTCGTAGAACATTAGCAACTGCAGGAAATTCATATATAAGAATTGATTGGAAAAAAGCAGACGGATCTTCTAATGGTAACACTGGAGCAACAAATATTTTATCTATTAATAATTCTTCATGGACACAATTGAGTGTTACTGCAACTGCTCCAGCAGATACGGCATATGCAATTATTGTAGTTAATGCAACTCCAACATCTATCATAGATTATATTTATGTAAAGTCTGTAATTTTTGCGGGAAATTCTGTTGCAACTTCTCGTTTTGTTGCTGGAACAAATACAACAATTTCTTTAACTTATTTATCAAATTTAAATTCAGGATATACAATGACAGCTGATGGTAATAAGGGTGGTGCTTGGATTAAGTCTTTTTATGAACAAAATGTATTTAAACCAATTGTTGTTAAGATTACACATTCTGTAGATAATGCTGCAACAAATTCAAGTTCAGCTTTTGTTCCATCGCCTCAAAATACTGGAGAGTCATTTAGTTGCTTTATAACAAGCTTTAAATATGATATAATTAAGAGATATACGTTGACGGATTTAGTCAATGTTAGCATAGAATTCACGGAGATTTAATGCTAGGTACAGCATCAACTCAGCAACTATTTGCATCATCTACAGCAATTGCTTTAATTCCCCAAGTTTGGGCGGAATGGAATTACAACGCTCTTATTCAACCATACACAACAACATCAAGTAGTGTTAGTGAAATTATTGCATCATCCGCTTCTGCTCTAAATACCTCGTCATTTTGGAACGCAGTCGTTGACAATGGAAAATTAAATGGAACAATTGCATACACATCATCTGCATTTGGCATAAATTCTATTGTTGACACATCTGGAAAAGCATTATCATTTAAAATTTTAAGAAAAACAGCAGTAGATTCTAATTGGAATCATAAAGGTTTAATCTATTCTTCATTTTCATCTAGTGCTATTAACTTGCCAAAAACAAATGGTTTTTACAAATTTGTTTTTTATGTCAGAAATGATTCAGTTAATTTCACTGATGGATACCCAGCAACAATTGCTGCTTCAAATGTAACAAAAACAGTAAGTTCTTCTATATCAACATCATCCTATTATTATCGTGTTGTTGGAGTGGGAGCAGATAATCAATCACCAGGAATAGATTTTGTTAATAATTCAGATAGAATATTTGTTCAGCCAGCAAGTAATGCTAGTGTGACTCTTTCCTGGACTGCAGATCCAAAAGCATTATCCTATAGAATTTACAGATCTACGTCCCCCAAATCTACAGAATATAGAACATCAACTGTAAGTTCTTCGTATGTCGATAGTGTAAGTTCATGCCTTTCTCAGTCTTATGCTCCATATTTAAATGCTCACACAAGTGTTGTTCCAATAATTTCTGGAAGTGATTCTGGAGGCAATTCAGTTGGAACATCTTTCTATATTAAAAGCTCTGACACATCTGTTGGTACTCTTTCAAATAGGAATAACAACATTGATGTTGTGCCAGATGTTTGGAAAAAAGTTGAGCTATGGTTTACTGTTAATCCAAACACAGCAAGTGCTTTATCTAAAGTAAGTTTGAGTTTTGACATAACAGCAGATTATGAAAATACTTCTGTTGCTGTAGATAATATTACTCTACATCAAGTGTCCGAACATGACTACTACTTGAATGAATTTTATTCTACATCATCCCCTTTTGAACCATTAAGACCAGGAGAAGCATTTACTAATGTTTTGATGCCAAATGAAGATAAGATAGTGCATGGATATGGAACGGCTTCTTACAAAAAGCCAGCATCATTTGGAGTAAAGAGTCCACAAATTTTAATTGAAAAAGGAACAACTAGTCCATTTATTCAAGTTTTGCCATCACAAGATGATAAATTTACTTATTATATTTCAGATTCAACCGATAAAGCAATTCAAGCACAGTATGATAGATACATGTCCATCAATAAAATTGTATTGAAATATAATACATCTTTTAATACAATTTCTTCTGGATCCATACTTCTGTATACGGGATCTGCAAATACTTTAACTAAAATTTCATTATCAGCTGGTGATTTTAATGATAATGGAGTAACTGTTTTATATTATAATAGTTCAAGTTGGTCTACTACACCTTGGGATGCACCACCCCAATTAGATTCATATGGAGCATTACAAAATGTAGTTAGTCAAGTTAGAGGTATTGGTTTTGTTGCTGGAACTATTACTAAAAAAACAAAATATAGCACATTTTCAGATAGCGGGGATTTTTCAAAAGCACATATTATTGAACTATCCCCTAGGTTAGAACTAGATTTATCTCCAGAACTTATTTCGTATGATTGCAAAAATGAACTTAGCTCACAAACAACTGACGGTTTTCCAATTTCATATATCAATGCAAATGCTGGAAATTTAACTTTTTCAAATATTCCTTTATATCAATCAGATGGGTCATCTGCTGCAACCATTTTTGAGAATAGGTCAAAAAACGCAACATTCTACAATTTACTAAGGCAAGGAATTAAATTCAATTGTTTTTTAAAGTCCCCAGATTTTCAGAAAGATTTAATTGAAAAAGTTCCACAATTTGTTTTATATTCAGATTCTTGGCAAATTAATGATATTGGTGAAGTTTCAGTTTCACTGTATGATTACATGAAAGTTTTTGCACAGTCAGCAGAATCTCCAAGATATGCTTGCGACAACAGTAATTTATTTAATATTATCACTACATTATTTGCAGTATCAGGGTATAGTGATTACGATTATGATGCATTACTTAACATTTGTGCTGGTGCTACCGAAACATCATATTTTTGGTTTGATGAACAAAAAACAGTATTTGAAAATTTACAAGAGTTATTTATTGTACATCAAATTGGGGCTTTCATGGATGAGTATGGAATCATGAGATTTAAAAGCTTGTCTCAAATTTTTAAACAAATAAACTCATCTAATTTTTATGCAAATTTTCCAGTGACAGATATAAACAAAACTGTAGGTTCATCAAATATTAACTATATTCCAAATTTAATTCCAAGTTCATATAGCGAAACAATATCTGAAAAAGTTGGAAAGGTTATTGCTAGATATACACTATCTTTAAGAAGCAATAGCATCGATAATTCAGGAAAAGACGGGACCTCAAGATCATCTGATACTACCACTACCGCATGGTATGAAACTGAAAATATTGCTTTACCAAGTTTTTATTTAGAAGAATCTTTATACAAGGCTCAAAATTATATCAGTGTTCCAAAAACAGTTATTAATGGTAAAAATATTAGACATTCTTTGGGAAATTTTTCAGGAGAGCTTTTAATTGGAAAAGAAATAGTGTCTTATGCTGGTGCTGAATATATTTTTTATGGAGCAAACTCATCTTCTCCAGTATACATAGCTAGAAATGTTCAGCAACAATCAGACATTGATGATGGAATTGCAGAGGTTAATAGATTATTAATTGATCAAATAGATAATAGGGTTGACTATTATCCAACTGGAAAACTTCTTAATATTTCTCGTGGCTTGTATGGAACAAGTGCTGAAGACCACTTAACATTAAAAACAAAAAATGAGATTGGAAATTCTATTACATCATCTTTTAATACCTACATATATAATGAATCAAATGGAGAAATATCAAATGTATCTAATGCGCTTGACGCATCAAATATTGGACTTTCTTTAAGGTCTGCTAAAAATAATCAAAGAGTTTTACTTTCTCCAGTTATTAAAGATTCAGATTATAATTTTTTTGCAGTAGACTTTCAAGTTCCAGTATCTGATATAACAACAAATTTTGGTCAAAAAATTCTTAAAGCTGCGGGAAGCAAAAAGCAAAAAGCTAAACGTGTTCAAACACTACAAAATTCTCAGCATTCACAAGACCTTGAAGTTGGATTATTTTTTAATCTTAACAATAACTCTACAATAAATAAAGCTAAAACATCTAGTGCAACTTATTTTATTTCTTTACAACTAAACAATATTTATGGGAAAAAAGATGAGTATACTATGGCTATTTACAAGCAGTCAGAAACAACAAAAAAATTAGTACCAGTTGGAAAAACAAATGGATCAGCAGCAAAAAATATTTCAATATCAGCAATATTTGATGGAAGAAATAGTGAATATTCTAATAGTGAAACTGGATATCATCGATTGTCTGTTTATGTTCAAGGGTCGTATTTGAAAGTAGCCATTGATAATATTGAAATAGCAACGGTTCAGGGAACATTTAATAATTTAACTGGATCTGAATTTGGCTTCTATATGAAGAATACTACTGCTCTAAAACCAAAAGCTCATGTAAAAATTCAAGAAATTTATGCAGACAAGGTAGTAGAAGATTTAACTAGAAAAGTAGGTGCGATAGAGTTTGACGTTTCTCCAAGATATTATTTCTTAAGTAGAAAATATTTAAATAATCTTGTCAACCATATTCCAATCAATACATCTCCATACTTATTTCAAGCAAATCCACAGGTACGGGGAATAAAATATTACGATGTTAAAATGTCGGGAACTCCAATTTATTCTAATACTGCTGGATTCTTGCCACATGTTTATGGAATTGTTAATAGTGCTAGAGCTAATAATGAAGTTAGTAAAACTTTAGGTCCTATTAAAAATAGTGATTTACAATACTCTGACCTTTTTTGTGATCCATTTAATGCAAAATTTGTTGTTGTAAACAATACAAATGAATTAGTTCCATTAAGTGATAGCAATAATAATGAAGTTATTCCATTAAGTATTCTCGCAAAAGTTTATCAAAAAACATCTGAAAGAATTATTGAAAGAGTTGTTGATTCTAATCACATAAATAATAGTAGAGAAATTCAAATAAAATGGGCAAATAATAAAAATGAAGTAGAAAAAATATTAAATTTAATGCAAAAATCTTTAGACAGTTTTTACTCAAGCATTAATGTATCCATATTTTACAACCCACTTATTCAAGTGGGAGATTTTGCTCAAATAAGTTACTCTTTGAAGAGATTGGGGTATGACCCTGCAGACCCCACAGTAACTCCTATAAAATGTTTAGTAACATCAGTTTCTCACAGCTTTAGCGAAGGATATTCCACTACAGATCTTATCTTAAAGCCTATAATAATTTAATAAATGGTATAATATATAGAATGGAGGATAATAATGATTGATGAACTAAATGGGTTTTCTATAGAAAATTCAGAGAAATTTGTAAATCCTGCATCCATACCATCTAAAAGAGTTATTAATATTTATCGTGATGACCCAAGAAACAATCCAGATTATATATCTAATTGTGGATTTGCAATAAATATCATTGATGGGGATAACCCTGTTGCTGACTTAGACGTAAAAGTTTCCTCAGTTTTTACTGGAGAAGGCTCTAATCCAGAACAACATATCTTAGAAAATAATAAAACAGATAGTCTTAACACAGATAGATTAATTTCTGTAGATCAAACATCTACCCCACTAGCTTCTCCACAAAATATATATTTAAGTCCAACATCATGGCAGCTAGAAGATTACTCTTCTGCAGGAAATGGATCTATTAGATGGGTAGCATCTTTATATTTTGATGATGTAGTTGGCGCATCCGAATACGAATACACATTGAATGCGAGAACAAGTTGATAAAAGGAAAATATGTAATAAAATCAGGCGATGAAGTTATAGCCGAAACAGAAAATAAAATTATGGCAAAGGGAATTGAAGCTATAAATCTATACCTTACAAACGGAATTGCTGATTGGGCGGGATCTATTGGATATGGGGCAACAACAGAAGCAAATACAGCATCTAACATCACATACTTAAGGTATGAATTAGGAAAAGCTGTAGTTTCTAGTAAGACTTACCTAAGTGCTTCAAATCAAATTGTTATTAAGGCAAGTATCCCAAATACTTTTTCGGGAGAAGTTTATGAACTTGGAGTATTTCCAACAAATATTGTTTCTGGAAATAAAGACGCTTTTGTTTTTACTAATTTTGATGAGATATTATCTAGCACTGGAACTGGGTCAAGTGCTTGGTTGCAAGGATCTTCAAATCTTTCTAGCAATAGTGCTGCTTCGTTGAGTGCAACATCTAGAGCAAGTGCTTCTAGCATTTATGTCAATACGTCAAGTGTTTTATCTAACTTTTCAATTGTTGCAGATTTAAGTGATTACACTTCTTCGGACAGGTTGCATCTTTTATATTATGTACCAACGACGGGATCTGCAGCAATTCCTGCAAGCATAACTTTTACATTCTATGATAGTAACTCTGCCAGTTGGTCTTCTAGTGCAACAGCCCTTGATCAAACTAGCCCTGGATTTAAATATACATTTATTAGTATGCAAGCCCCAGATCCATACTGGAGTGGAGTTGTTACTAATATAACAGCAAGTTTTGCTAATAGTGCTAACTCTTCTAATAAAAATATTGTATTTGATGCTTTAAGGTTTAGAGAAAATGCAACAACAAAACCAATTGAAAATACATTAGTAAGTAGAGCTATATCAACAAGTTCAACTGTTCCAATATTTTCAACAACATATGGACAACCACTACAAATTGAGTATTACTTAACGGTGTCGTAATGGGTTTTATAAATTTAACGGGTCTTACTCCAGGAAAAACTTATGATATTGCAGTAAGAGCAAAAAGCCCAGATGGTGTTGTTTCTGGCAATTCTATTGTTTATACTTTTACCGCCCCATCTACAAATATTGATGGAACACAATTAGTTGCAACTAATCAATCTGTAGTTACTGCTCTTGCACCAAGTTCATCAAGTGTTACTGGTGGAGCATTAATTGCTGGAGGTTTAGATGCAAGTGGTGCTGCTGCTGCAGGTGCATTAAATCTTGGAAGTGTTTGGAATGGAACAGCAAGTTCTATATCCAAATTAACGGGCACAGCAAGCACTGGGGCGGTAGTTATAAATAGCACTGGTATTCTAGGATACCAATTATCTTCAACATCTTCAGGACAGGCTAATTTCTTCCTTGATACAGCATCAGGTAATGCTTATTTTAGAGGAACTGTATATGCTAATGCAGGACAAATTGGCGGGTTTTTAATTGATACTACTAGCCTATCTGCAAGCAGTATGTATTACAATAATCTATCTGCTTATGATCCATCATTTGAAGATAATTGGCAAGATTATTGGGTGGCATCTGCCACCATGTCAGTTTCCGCTGAAGAATTTAAGTTTTTTGAATTTCAAGATAATTCATCTCTTACTCCACAATCATCACTTGCCTATGCAACAGTGCATGCAGCAGCAGCAAATACTCCATCACTTGCAGTACGAACTGCCACATTGTCTGCAAGTAGTTTTAAGATGGTTATGTATAAAAATGCTGCATCAGCAATAGCTTTTTCAAATTCAGATTTAGGAATGACTATAGGAAATTCTTATATTCTGTCTGCTTATGTTTCAAAACCTACTTCAGCATCTGCATCAAATTCAAATAATATATATATGCAAGTAAATCGATATAATGCTTCAGTTTCTGGAACTCTGACAGGAAGTTGGACTTCTTCAATAAGTCCGATTACCAGTAGTTCTTGGACAAGATTGTCCGTAGTGCTATCTCCATCATCTTCTGAGTATTACACAATATCTATCGCTGACCCAGATGGTCAAAGCAATACAGGAAGAGGTTCAGCAGTAGAGGCAACATTCTCTGTTGATTCAATTCAATTAATAAGTGGAACAACTTTATCTCCATATGGATATAGCAATCAAGTTGTTATTAATCCATCAAGCAATATTCCAATTAAACTTAGTTCAATAAATAATGATTCTACCCTAACTAATATTTTTAGCGTTTACACGGATGGAGGAATTCTTGGAAATTATTTTTATGTAAAAAAACAATCTAAAATTAATGATATTTATTTTGGTGCTAAAAATATTACAAATATTTCTATTGGTGATTTTAATTCTACTCATCAAAAAAATACAAGCGGTAATAATATTAATATAGGAATTAGTACAATGCCATTTCATGTCAGTGGTTCAAACAACGTACTAATTGGAACAAATGCGGGATATTTCTTGCAATATGGTTCAAACAATGTAGTTATTGGTGGTGCAAAATTAAATTATGCTACAGATGGAAATGTTGTAATTGCCGATGGTGCTGGTAATATTAGAATACAGGCAGATTCTACAGGTCTTGTAACAATTCCAGGAAATGCATCTGTAACTGGAAAGATTACTGCTGCTTCATTTGTAGGAAATGGGGCGGGACTTACAGGAATTACTGTAACTGCATCAGCTACAGGTTCTATTACTATTGGATCTACTTTAATACCTTTGAATACTACAACAGCATCTCTGGGGGGTCTGACAAAATTTGACCTTACAGATAATACATCTTTTGCAAATTTTTCAGTTTTAACTCAGGCACCCAACATATATGGTGGACCCATAAGTTTAAAAACACAGGCTAACAGTTCAGGTACTGGCACCTCTACGGGTGGAGGAATCACTATTGAAACAACATCTACTGCTACAAATACTTCAGGCGCAGGTGGCGGATCAATTAATATTCAAACTAATGGAAACTCTTCAGGTGTTGCTATTGCACAAGGTGGAAATATTGATATTTTGACATCAAAAAGTGGTAGCACTGGGACATCTGGTTCTATATCTATAATCTCTAACAATAAGTTTTTAATATCAGCTATTGGAAATTCAGGATCAATTGATAACTTTAGGATAGGTGCCACAACTCCTAGAGATGGAAACTTTTCAGATATTGGTTTGATTTCTCCAGGAACTGGATACTTTACATCTGGATCCTTTACAAGTTTAACAATTAGTAATTATGCAACAATTACTCTTGGAACAACTCCAACAGCTGCTGGGCTTGTTATAAAAAATCAATATCTTAATCAAACCGCCAACCTTTTTGAATTAAAAAGTTACACATCATCTGTAGCAATTTTTTACTTTGACAACGATGCTAATCTTTTTTCTAACAGAACTGCTTCTTTTACAAAAAATGTAACGGCTTCAGCATTTGTTGGCAATGGATCTTTGCTTACCAATATAACAGCTTCTAATATATCTGGAACTGTGGCAAGTGCTACAAATTCTTCAAGTGCAGGATATGCAGCAAGTGCAGGATACCTACCAGTATCTGGATTATCCGCATCTACAATTACAATTGGTTCTACTGCAATTGGATTGGGTAGTACCACAGCATCTTTGGGTGGAATAACAAGTGTGAGTATTTCTTCAGGTTCAGCAAATCCTCTTACAGTAACAAGTGGTGTTGCACAAACTAATTCAACTGGCGGAACAATATCTTTATCTACATCTGCAAATGCTACAATTAATGCAACTCCAACGGGAGGTAATATAAATATTTCTACAAGTGCTGCTGGATCTGGCATGGGTCTTGCGGGAGGTGGAAATATTACTATTCAAACTACTGCTACAGGAACTGGTACTCCTGGAAATATTACAATCTCTGCTGCTTCTGGATTTACTCCTGGAACAATAAACAATTTTAATATTGGTGCAACAACTCCAGGAACTGGAAACTTTACTGAATTAACTATAAGTGGGTCATCTGTAGCAACTCAGGCATATGCTAATAGTGCATCCCTAAATGCATATAATTTAGCAATTGCTAATAGTTTTAGTGCAAGCAATACAATAACAAATAGCACTGGAACAGCAGTAACTTTAAATACTTTAGGACTTAATACAGGTGGTACTTCTTCAGCACTTGGTGGAGCAATTAATATTACAACACTTGCTCAAAATGTTGGATCAAGTGTTAGTGCTAGTTCTGGAGCAATTAATATTACGACAACCGCTGGAACAGGTAGTGCATATAGCACCGTTGGTGGAAATATTAATATTAAAACTCTTTCAGCTACAGGATCAGTAAATACTGCTGGAAATATTATTATTGCATCTAGTGGTGGTTTTACCATTTCATCTTCTTCCGTTGGATCAATTGATAACTTTAATATAGGTGACACAAATCCAGGAACTGGAAACTTTACTTCATTAGCCATAAATGGAGCATCCGTAGCAACACAATCATATGTAAGCAGTTCTGCATATAATAATACAAGTGCATCTGTTGGGTATGCAGCAAGTGTAGGTTCTGTAATTGTTGGTGGAATATTAAATTCATCATCTACTAATTTTAATTTATTATCAACACCAAATACTATTACTGCATTTAGTGCTGCAAGTTCATTAACTATTGGATTCCAAAATAATGGTACATCAATAATGAATATTGGACCAGGAGTCAGTGGAATAGGAAATAGAACTCTTAATCTTTTTGCTAATGCAATAAATACTGCTGGGTCAGCTTTAATTAATATTGGAGCTAGTACAACATCTGGAGGAGTTAGTCCACAAACAATTAATCTTGGTAATACTATTGGAACATCTAATACAATTAATATTGGTGGTTCAACTAGTACCACTTTAACCCTTAATGCAACAACATCCGTAACTGGAACACTTACTACCGCATCTATAACTGCTACATCTGCTTCGGTATCTGGAACAGTTACCGCTGCATCTTTTGTAGGAAGCGGGGCGGGACTTACAGGATTAATGGGAGCACTTGTATACTCTGCTTCATTTGCATCAGCATCAGCTATATCCTTCAATAATGTATTTAGTTCATCTTATACAAACTATAAAATTATTATAAATTTTAGCGCAATTACTTATACAGGATCAACATACACTCCAATAAAATTTGCTTTTAGGGCAGCAGGAGTTGACTCTTTGGGTGCTGGAACATACAATTCAGTGTATCAAGGATATTCATCCTTTACTTCGGGATATACTGCATCATCATTTTCCAATACCTCTTTTATTTATGGTCCATCAGCTGCTGTACTGAATGTTGGAGCAAATCTAGTTCTTGAAGCATATGGTCCTGCTACAACTACTAGTAGAAAAGAAGTGGTTTCTCAAAGTTATCAGATGGGAAATCCAGGTGGTTCATATACCCTTTCTCACACAGGTTACAATACATCGGCAAGCGCATTTGATGGCTTTTCTTTATTATCAAGTTCTTCAAACAATAATTATACTGGAACCATTAAGATTTACGGATACAACAATTAATTGCATTTGTAATTAATAAATAGTACAATAGGTAAACAGACAACAAGGAGATATAAATGTCAGAACAAACACAGGTAGATTTTAAGACACTAGAACTTCTAGTGCAGGAACTACAGAACCGTATTGGTCAGATTACTAGCCAATATGAAACAAACCTTGCTATGCTTAAGGCACAGGCAACACAGGAAATTCAAGCTCGTGAACAGCGTATTCAGGAACTTCAGGGTGCATTGATCAATGCTCAAAAGGAAACGGATTAATTATAGTCCCCGTGTTCCTAGCGGTATGATTGCTCATACTGAAAAAGGGCATTTCTACATAAAAGGGGACAAGCGATTTAAGTTTATTTCGGATAGGGCAAGATTATCTTGGAACCTACATGAAGTCAATACAACAGAGTCTGCTATGTCCGATGTAAAATTGTCGGGAATTGTTGGATTTAGAGATGGATCTTTAATCAGAGATATTTCAACAAACAAATTGTACTTAATGGTAGATAACAAAAAGATGCTTATTGTTGACCCAGATGATTTAATTGCGCTGGGATTTAAAAAGCATAATGCTATACTTGTTAGTAAACGAGAAGCAGATTTTCAAAAAGATGGAGGAAATTTAAGTGGCAGATAATATTACATTAACCGCTGCAGATATTAGTGGTTTGCAGAGTGCAAAATATATTGCACTACATAGGTTAAATACTAATCAATTCCTTTTTGACGGGAATGGAACAGCACCATTAATTGGAGATAATTCTACAGGGATTAAAGTTTATGCATCATCTCAAGTAAATAGCAGTATGGGAAACAATAGTGGAAAAACAAATCAATTTGTGTTTGATTATTCAGGTCTAAGTTTATCAACTAATCCTGTAATTACAGCAACACTATCTGCAGAAAATGATCTTTCTGCCTATAACCCAAAAATTACTGTTATCAATGTTTCCCCATCTGGGTGCACAGTAGTTGTTAATATGAGCAATATATCTAGTGCCAAAACACTTTCTGTTAGATGTAACTTAATTGCTATTGGATATGCCTAGCTATAAAGTTTTGAAATCGTGGGTCAAGAGAGATTCTATGATTTCAAAAGAAGGGTATATCTTAATTAAAATACCAGAGCATCCCAAATCATTTAGGGGCTGGTATTATGAACATAGGTTAGTAATAGAAAAAAAGCTTGACAGAATACTAGAAGTATGGGAAACTATACATCATATAAATGAAAATAAAACAGATAACAGAATAGAAAATCTATTCCTCTGTACCAGAGAGCAACATAACAAAGCTCATAAGTAGAAAGTAATAAAATGACAAACGATCTTAAGTGGATGATGGTAAGTGACGTACATTTTCCTCGCCATGACCCACGCAAAGTTGAGTTATTTCTAAAGGTAATGAAGTGGTGGAAACCAGATGCAGTTGACCTATTGGGAGATATTGATGATGCAGATTCTACAAGCCGTTGGGCTTCAGAATACCCTGCTGAATTTACCATTCCAGTTAGTGATGGTGGAGTTCAGGGAACTAAAGAATTCCTTCATCAGATTAACAAGATTGTTCCAAAAGCAGATAAGCACTTCCATGATGGAAATCATGGGTGGACCCGTCATGGGGATTACCTCGCAAAGAAAGCACCAGCTTTCCTAGAATTTATTACTCCAGACTCCTTGTATGATTACAAGAACGCAGGATTTAATTGGCACGAGTATGACCAAGAGCCTGTGCATCGATTTGGAGATATGTATGCTCATCATGGAGAATCTATTTCTAAGCATGCAGGAGAGTCTGTTCGAAATGATGTAAATAACTGGGGCGTATCTCTAGTTCGTGGACATTCGCATAGAATGGGAACTTACTTCCAGACCTACAGTATTACTGGTCAGGAATTGCGGGGATTCGAAATTGGACACCTTACTGATATTAGTAAGATGGATTATACTATTACAAAGAATTGGCAAGCAGGATTTGCAATTGGACATGTTGAAAATGGTAACTTCCCTCATATTCAACTAATTCAGATTACACCTGATTATACTTGCTATGTTGACGGAAAAAAGTTTTCCGTATAATTAATCTAAGGAGATTAAAATGAATCTAACAAATTCGCAGACAGTATCACTAACATTTCTAACATTGGGAATTTTAGTAACACTTCTAACATCTTTGGTAAAGACCTTAAATTGGTCTCCAAAGACAACGCATACGCTTACCGCCATTCTAAGTTTATTGGCGGGATATGTAAGTGCTTACTTCCAGAGAAATGGTACAACAGATCTTGAGGATGTTGCAAAGCACTTTGCATACATCTATACAACATCACAGTTTGTATACGCATATGCACTAAATAACACAGCCTTGAATAATTGGTTGCTTAAGTTTAACTTGGTTAATATAAAGAGTTAAATGTTTTGTAAGAACTGCACAGGCAGAGTATTTGTAGATAGAGTGTTTTCTCAGAAAATGCGTGTTGAATTATTCTGCCTTATGTGTGGTAAAAGATGGATAATTAAGAAGGATGAAGGTGCTTTAGGTCAATGGCTATCGGAAAAAGAAAGAAGCCTGTCGAAAAAATCTTATATTTCTACTTAAACAACAATATCCACAAGGCACTTCATAGAAATCGTGCTGAAGACTTGTTGATTGCTTGGGATTATAGTAATGAAAAAAGAGTAGCATACTCTTTGTCAGATGTAGCCAAAAATAAAAAGGGTGCATATACTATAACCCAAGCAGCCAAGTTGATAAATAGAAGTCCAGATACTATTAAAAGACACTGGCGATCTGGAGAAATTAGAAAACCCCAACAAGTTTACTCCCTTGATGAGAAAAGAACTCCAGGAAAATTTTATTTTAGTGAAGATGATATGCGGGAATTGCAAGATTTTTTCAAGACAGTTCACAGGGGTAGACCTAGAAAAGATGGAATGATTACACCTAGTAATATTCCTAGCAAAGCAGAATTAGAAGCATTGATGAGAAATGAAAAAGTTCTCTATGCTAAAAACGATAGCGGAGAGTTTGTTCCTGTATGGAAAGCTCCAGAATGGTAGATTATGAGTATCGAAAATGATCCAAAGAAAATTCTAAAATCATCCTTAGAAGTTCTTCAAAAATCCTATAAGGTTGCAAAAAAGAAAGATGATTTAGAGAATATGCTTGCTATATCCGATAGACTTATGCTACTATATGAATTGCTATCAAATATAAAAGATAGCAAAAAGGGTAACTCCCTAGGATTTCTAAGAGATATGGCGGAAGATGAATAATACAAGTGTAAGAGTTAATCTAGAGTTTGTGAGAAATCTTGGCAACTATGAAAGCATTAGAATTTCTATTGGTGTAGAAGATGCTGTACGTCAAGGTGAAACAGTTAACGAAGCAACAGATCGTGTTTATGAGTTTGTAGAGACTAAACTTATTGAAAAATCAAATGAAGTAGAAGCCGAACTTAAGGGTCATAAGAAATAATGACAAAGGAAGATGCTAAACTTGCTCATGCTTTGGTGAGCAAGTATGTTGCGTTATATCAGGACAAATATTCCAAAGCCCCACACATTAATCGTCACAGAGAAAAGTGGGCTATGCAGGATGTAATAGATAGCGTAGGCTATGATCGGTCAAAAGAACTACTTGACTATTACTTCAAAATCACAAAACCAGGTCATCCTTTAACTTGGTTTTTTTACAATTTTGACAAGATCGATGAGAATATGGTAAAGTTGCAAC